TCATTCCAGCGATACCCGGGCGCTTCTCAATAGGAGCAACGAACGAGTCACCGACCTCCATATGCTGGAAAGGATATTTTGAATACGGCTGAATGCCCTCCAAGGGGACGTTCTTCTCGATCTGGTAGGTCATCATTGTGCGATCTCCTTCTGTTTCGCAGCAAACATCTGACGAAGACGGGCGAGGTCTGCGGGTTGCAGGTTGCTCGCTTGCTTCTTGATTTCGGCAGCCATGTCATCGAGCATGGCCTTGTCCTGCACGAGTGCCATCATGCTTTCGAGGGCGCTCACTACAGGGTTATTGAAGACGACGTTCTGATCCTCATCAGGATCGTCACCCGACTCCAATCCCAGCGTCTTCAGGAGGGCGTACTTGACGGCGTAGGACATGGCCTTGCCCGGTCCCTTGTCCTGATCGTCGATGCCATACCCGAAGCTATGTACTTCGATGTGATCGTTGGGCTGATCGATGTTTACGAACCGCACATGAACCCACGCTTCGGTGCGGTTGCCCACCTGATTTGTGCTCATGTGAACGGGGTAATAAATCACGCCCTCTTCCAGTAGAGCGGGCCGAACCTTGGCGGTCACGGCATCGTGGCTGACGATGCTGTAACGCATGCCGGCTTTCTTCTCTTTCTGGATGTACGTCACCTTCGCCATCGCCGCAGCGATGCGTTGGTGTAGGTTCTTCGTCGTCATAGCCTCTCTCCTGTACCTCAGTCTTCTTCGTCGTCGTGGTACTCATCGCAAGCTTCTGCGTGTAGCCGCAGGGCTTCGATCCCCTCGGCTGCCAGCGTCAGGCATCGCTTGTCAGTCGATAGCGCGAGCACCGCCTCGCAGAGTTCGCGCCACCGATCTTCGAGCTCGAGGGCGCTCATGATCTTGCTGGGATCAGACATCTTTCACGACCCGCCACACGATGTGATTGCGTCCGCTTGCACGCTTATGGCGCTTGCCGCTGTCCTCGATCTTACCCTTGCGCACGAGCTCGGCACGACGTGAGCGCCAGGTCGAATTGCCATACTCCTTTCCCTGCGAGGACATGCACATGACCTCGGTCAATTCAGGATCGGTGAACCCGAACTCGCCGCACTCGATGGCGTATTGCAGAACAAGTTCCTGCAAATGAGACAGCTTCGGTGCGATGGACTCAGCCGCCTCTTTGCTCGTGTCGGGATCGGTCGTCCGTGACAGACGACGCGCTTGGTCGTCGTACATGACGCCCAACAGATTACTCAGTGTCATTGTCGTTCTCCTTCGAGGCACGGATGAGAATGCGGCCACGCTTGTCGCGCTTGGCCGTGACGCCATGGCCGTAGGCTTCGCCGATGTCGTCGGTCACAAGGCTCTTGATGTCTTCCTTGGCAGCCTCGAACGTCTTGGCTGCCTCTTGGTTCTTGAGGAACCGCTCGACCGCATCAGTCCAAAGATTGTTGGAGCGCATGTCGGAGACGATCAGACCGTCCACCTTGATGCTCTCCGCCTTCTTCGTGATGCGGTTGATCTCTCCCTGCGGCGTGATCTCGGGCTCGACTTTCTGCTTTACATGCCACCAGAAGGACGACTCCATTTTGATGAGCCCTTCAATGTAGTCATCGTCGCGCTCGACCTTGCACCACACGGGCTCGTCGTTGCCGCGGATGACGGAGAAGTAGCAGTAGTCCACGTCCAGCACCTCGATGTAGTGCTGAAGCTGGGGCATATAGAACCGAGCCTTGTCCCATACGCTGACGCCATTGCGGCTGTGCTTGAGCTCGACGAACGAGTTTTCGTTGGGCGCAAGCCTGTCGATGTTCGCCAGCATGAACTCGTGCTTAAGGCTGGCGTAGGTATGAGACGGCTCCATCAGTGCGATGCCCGTCATCCGCTCGAACCATTCCGCATGGAACGCTTCGGATCGAATGCCAAGCTGCACCTTGAACACGCCGCTCAAGTCTTCGGGTTGATCGAGACCCAGCTTCTCACGATAGAGACGCTGCCAGTCCCCGGCCATGATACGCATGGCGTCCGTACCGCCGATGCCGGCACTACGATTGATGCGCACGATCTGCGCGGTCTCAGTGATTGTCATGTCGCTCTCTCCTTCGACATTGATGATCTTATTGGGTTAGCTAATCATGGTCAAGCTTATCTATCCGCGCCAATGCGCGAACGATACGGTCCTCCCACATTCTGAGTGTCGCTGTTGATTCCTTCGAAGCCTCGAAGAACTCGGCCGGAAGCGGCATGTTCGGATAGCGATGGGTCTTTGCCAGCGACCGACACGCTTCCTTGAACGCAGCCTTCGGTATCTCTTGGAAGAGGGAGACGTATATTCGCAACGCCTCCTCTTCCGGTAAGTGCGCCCTGAAGATGGATGCAATTGCATTGAGCGACAGCACCACCTCCTGCGGCGTGGGCGGAAGGAGCAGCCGCCTCACCCCGTCGAGGGCGGCTGCGAGTTCCGCTCTCGACGCAGACCACTCTGCCCCGTCAGGTAACGTCCGTCGCATCATCAGCCAGGTCGTCAAAGAAGCGACGGACTCGCTGATGGTTTGATTCAGCCACGGCTGCGGGACTATGACGTACAGGTCTGGGTTCCGCTTTCCATACGGGACGAGCTCGCCGTATCCAGTTCCTGTAGGTAGCTGACCAGTCGAGCTTGAGGGTGCCGTTGGCAAGCCAGTAATCCCTGAAGCAATCTGTTTCATTGTTCACGTCCAGATCGGGGCGGGCTGCTCGTGCCCATTGAAGAAGCTCGTCGTCGGGCTTCCAGTCGAGTGTCATCCGACAGGCTGCCCTCTTCTGTTTGGTATTGATGGTTATTGAAGGTTCGGGTGCACCACATGCACCCCTCCCCTGCACGTCATGCACCCCTGCACCACGTGCACCCCTCAACGAAAGGATGAACAGATTGGTCCTGCCCGGTCGCTCTTGAACCGTCATCAACCCTTCTGCTTCAAGCTCGCTAAGAGCCTTCCTGACGGCTCTCTCTTTGTAGCCGCTGTAGAGCATCAACCGTTCGACTGAAGGCCATGCCTCGCCCACGGGATTGGCGTGGTTCGCTATCCCGATGAGCACTGCTTTGAGGACGGGCTTGTCGAGAGGCAGGTTGAACGCCCAGTTCAACGCCTCGATGCTCATGGTTCGATGTCGTCCCTCTGCCGGGCCAATGCCTCGGTGATCCAAGCCATCGCCGTGCAGATTTCATCCCACTCTTGATCGTGCGAGGGGAAGCCTTCTGGAATCTGAACGTCTCGGAACTCTTGAAGAGTCTCCCAGATGCGACTTATCCACGTCTTCGTATCGTCGGCTCGCAACTCTCCCATGCTCTCCTCCTATGGGATCGTCAGTTTCCACTGCTCCACCTTGGATGCAGGGATTTCGTTGATCTTGATTTCGTACGCAGCCTCGAAGAGCTTCTTCTTCAAGGCATAGACATCCGTAATCATGCCCTTCACATCCTCGACGACCAACTTCTCCACACGTCCGCGCTCGTCGAGCACGGCATATCGGAAGTCCGCTCGATAGGTTGTGATCGGATGGTTGTTCAAACGGATGGCATAGTTCGGCTGGAGTTCGAGGTTCTCGATCCGACCCTGTTCGGCGAGCTCCTTCAACTGCTCGTATCGAACCGCTTCAGCATTCGATGCAAACCAATGGCCGTCCACATGGCGACCGTTGGCATTGTACTTTCCCTTGCGGGAGCCTCGTACTTCACGAGTCGAAACAGGCAGCCTTGCCATCAGTTCTCTCCGTCTTAAGTTGAAGACCGAGGGAGGCACACCAGCACATGAAGTAGAACAGGGACGGCAGCCTGACGCCTGACTCCCATTTGTTGACCAGCCCATCGGAGACTCCGATGATCTGGCACAACCTCTCCTGCGTGATGCCTTGTCGATGGCGTTCTTCGATCAGGCTTGCGATCAATGCTCGGTAGAACTGTTCTTCCATAGGCGTGGGCCTTACAGCATAAGGCTTGATCGGCCTTCGGATTGGGTTCACATGAATTGCAAGCTGCGCCATCGTTGCTCTCCCCTATTGAAAGGGTAGAGCAACTCCGGCATTTCCACAAGACGTGTCCCTTGCATCACTCGTTGTCGTTGTCCGCTTCGAGGTCTTTCGGGATATCCGTCTTCTTCAAGAACTCCGCTCGCGAGATGATCTCGATACGAGGGAAACCGTTGGCGCTTGCCTTCTTCCAGCACGTCTTCTTGTTGATGTACTCTTCGCTGTAGTAGTTGCCCTCTTGAAAAAGGCGCTTCATCGCATCGACAGTTGACGGTGCGGTATCCACAATAATCATCCGATCCCAAGCGATGTGGATGATTGCATAGAGGGTGTCATGGTTCGGCATTGTCTTCTCTCCTTCAGGGTGTGATCGACCAGATTGCGATTCCGATTCCGAAGAACAGGGCAAGGCCCAATGCTTCGACTGTCGCTTCTAGAAACTTCAGCATTGGAACTCTCCTTCTCCAGTGGGATCATCGATCTCGTCGTAGTCGTTGAACTCTTCTAGGCTACCAAGTCCTGACAGCTGGAACGGATCGATGCCCCACTGTCTGCACTCCTCGAAGTACGCGCTCCATTCTTCCGCGTTCACTTCAGGATCGGTGTCGAAGACCTCTATCATTGTCTCTCTCCACAATGAAAAAAGGGGAGGCTTGCGCCCCCCCTTCGGGATTAGGCGACCCGCTGGCGCGGATCGGACGAAGTGAATGCCAGGTCGTCGCCGATCCCGGCTCCGTCACCGCCGACCAGCTTGGCCAGATCGGCAGCAGCGTTGCTCTGAGCCTGAACTCGCGGAGTGTAGTTGGGCTCCGCCCAGTTCTTGTCGGTGAAGTGCTCGTATGCACGGACCGAGTCTCGGAAGGCGCTGCGCACCACTTCGACCTGAGCTTGCGCTCGCAGGATGCGCTCGCGCTGCTCGTGGAACCGATCCTCCATGTTCGGACCGGGCCGCGTGCTATTGAGCATGTTGCGACCGATGGTGACGGCGCGCTCGTGGTAGTTCTGCGAGCTCTTGAGCTGGTAGAACAGAGCGTTTGCGACGGAGCGGAGAACCGCTTCCTGAGCGTAGCGCAAATCGTTGACGATGATCGGCTGCCCCGGCTCGCGAAGCTGCTCGATGTTCGGGTCTTCCTGCTCCCGCTCCTGCGAGATGTGAGGAAGGTTGAAGAAAGCGCCTAGCTCGTTGATGAGGGACGCGAAGGACTTGTCGGTAGCGTTCTTGATCTTAGCCATTGTACTCTCCTGTTGATCTAGATTTTCCTGATACACACCTAGGTTGTTTTGGATTCGATCTCACGGGGTTGGATCGCGCCGTTGTACCCAGAGACACAGCTCGGGTCGCGCTACCCTTGGAGACCTTTGTAGTCGGCGAATCGTCGTCTTTTTTATGTCCGTCGCCGTTGGGACGTTAAGTGGCACGGGCCGCTGCTGGCGCACCGACCGCCTGCGGTCGGCCGTAACGAAGTGGAGGAGCCCTCCGGGCTTGCGCCTTGAGCAGCGGGCTGGGCCATAGTCCCAACCCTTAGGCGGCGGACATAAAGAAGGCGACTCGGTTGATGAAGGAGGACTCCAAGGGCAGCGCGGCGCGGTAGTCATTAGGGGGCAATGGTGTGATCCAAGCTCGTGGGATCGAATCAGGGCGACCAACCCTCACCCCTCATTGCCCTTCCATTTCCCTGTCTTGCGCGAGGATCGAAGCCCGGAGGGTGGAGACGCCGAAGGTGGCTCCATTCACGAGAGCCGTGCCCGACGAAGGAGGGACGCGCCCTAGTCCCTTGACAGCCTTTTCGACATGGTGCTCTCTCTAACAAAGCAGAGAGCCTCTTTTCCCTGAGCCGTAACATGCCCAACGTGCCTACGAGAGTGCAGACGCCGAGCGGTGAGCTTACCCCCAAGCAGGATGCGTTCGTAGATGCGTATGTAGCGAACGGAGGCAAAGGGTCCGCAGCAGCCAGAGCAGCCGGTTACGCTGAGTCTTCCGCACACGTAGAAGCGAACAGAGCGCTGAAGAACCCGCTGATATTGCAGGAGATTTACAGGAGGACAGCACTGGCCATAGGTGCTGCTGCTCCAAGGGCACTGGCGACGATAGTGGAATTGAGCTCCACAGCTAAGAGTGACTACGTAAAGCTCGAAGCCTCTCGCGACCTGCTTGATCGCAGCGGCCTGAAGGCACCCGACAAGGTCGATCACCGACTGGACGGCGAGCTGCGAATCAGTATCGACCTGTCGTGAGATTGAGCAGGGGGGGTCCAAAAACTCTCTCTCCTTGCTTGCGAGAGAACCCCAACAAATATTTTTCCCCCTCAAGGTTCGCTCATCCCCTTGCGCCTTCAGTGACTCAGGGTATTTTGGTGAGAGAACTGTGAGGCTTCGTGATGGCTACTCCTCTTTGGCAGCGTAAGGCTGGGAAGAATCCTGAAGGTGGCCTCAATGAGGCTGGTCGTCGGTCTTACAAGGCTGAGACGGGCGGGAACCTGAAGGCTCCTGTGAAGGGTGCTCCGAGTGGTCCTGAAGAAATGCGGCGCAAGGGATCGTTTCTTGTGCGCATGGGATCGGCCAAGGGTCCGCTGCGGGATGAGAAGGGTCGGCC